TTAAAAAGCTATACTAGTTATTTTGTATATCTTCAGTTTGTCCTGATGCAAAGTCTTGCGACATGATTACTGTTAACCCGGTATCTTCGCTGATATTAACACTGACTTTGCCTAAGTCCACTCCGTCTATCATGTAGCTAAAATCAAAATATCTTGCTTCTTCGGGTATGTTGGTTACAGTACCGTCTTCGTCGCCGATAGTAACGTCTGAAAACCGTCCTCTGATTTTATTAAAAAGATTATTTGCTACATAACTTAAATTTTTCATAAAGTATTTATCAATAATTTGAACTTACAAAGATTGGCATGGGCAGTTCATATTCTTCATCCGATTGCATTTGACTAAAGGTGTTGTAAACATTTGGATCCCAGTCCTTCATAACGCTTAGTATTCTTAATGCAAGTAACATAGAACTTATTAAGTCGTCACTTTGACCAGATTTTGCTTGAAAACTGCTGCCCGTTGCAATAAAAGTTTTTAATTCGCTTATAAACGGTTTACTTTTTATAATAAGCTGATCGTTTTCAATCATTGTTTTTAATCTCGAACATGCAGTAATTTTACTACTGTGTGTTGTATTAAATCCTTTTCTGAATTTTCTTACATGCCCTTTTCGCATGGGTTCACTGGTAAACAGTCCTGGAATGTTTTCTTCGCCGAAGTCATTTATAACAAGTAATGCAGCTTCGCCTAAGCCGTTGTTCTCTACGCTCCAGTATATATTGCTGCCGCCGCTTTTGCACTCATCAGATATGTATTTGCAAACATCTTTTAATACTCTAATTTGTCCAGGTATACTAGTTGTATTGTGTTGCCATTCGCCGACTTGTTCGTATGTGGGAATTTCTACAATTTGTATTGCAGCGTTGTCGCCTCCGGTGCCCATGCTAGGATCAAGTGCAACAACATAACTGTACTTTGCATTTGGCTTTTTATACCATCGAGTTTGCCCCATATTTAATACAGGAGAGTTTCCTTCCATTACAGCTAACTTAATGGAATTTATTAACGTTTCGTCGTAAACTAAGAATTCGCATCCATATTCACGACGGAACTTTTCTTCGCCGATACGACCAATCTCTTCAGATTTCCATTCTTCGTCTCTGTCAGGATGTTCCCACCAATCGGCACGAAATGCATGAAAGCCATTAATACCTACATCTTGTTCGTTTCCGTATTCATCAAACTTGTTTTCTGCTTGTTTCCAAATAGTAGCAAATGTATCTTCGTCTGAGTTTGGTGTGCTAGTAATAACAGCACGACCACCGGTTGCTAGAGTAGGAGAGATTGAAGTCCAAAATTCTTCTGCAATGTTAGGCTGCACGAAGGCAAACTCGTCGCAGTATAATAATGAAATACTCATACCACGTCCTGTGTTTCCGGTAGTTGTTTGACTTACAATACGAGATCCGTTTTCAAATTCAATAGATCCTTTATTGTAGCTTGTAACACCTGCTCTAATGTAATCTGGGCAAGTTTCGTATACATATCGAACTCGTGCCATAATTTCTTGTGCACCGGTATATTTGTGTGCAGCAATAAGAATTGTTTGGTCTGGATGAAACATTGCATACCAGCAAAGATAAATTGCTGCACAGGTTGTTTTGCCTGTTTGTCGAGGCATCATGTTGATATTAAAACGGTAGTTGTGATAACTGTGCAATAACCTTAATTGATATTCATATGGATCAAATAACAATTTTCCTTTTACAGGATGCTGTATGTGTGCAAAATGTTTTGCAAAGTACAGATATCCATCATTAGGATCCATACACTGTAACAAATCTTGAATCTGCTCTTCTGAGTATGTTTCTTTTTGATTTGCTTTTTTAGTTATAACGCCGTCTAAACTTTTTCCCATGACAATATTTAGTCAAGAAAATAGCGCCCGAAGGCGCTATTTGATATTTAAAATTTTACTTTTTAAAAGGCGTTTTTTTCTTATCAGCAACTGCTTTTTTCATTGGCTCTTTTTTGTTGCCATCCTTGTCCATATCAAGGAAGTCTGGTTTTGCAGCTTCTTTGACTTTCTTATCAGCAACTGCTTTTTTCATTGGCTCTTTTTTGTTGCCATCTTTGTCCATGTCTAGGAAGTCTGGTTTTGCTTTCTTTTCGTTCAATGCACGATAAAGACGATCTTTGATACTTTCGATTGCCATTGGGTTATCGCCTGCTGCTGCCGGTTTATACATTTTCTTTTCGCGATTTAGTCCGCCTGATATGGTTTTAGTCATATATTCGTGATCTTGGTATTCTTCGTCTGGTTCGTTTGCCCAGTCTTCAAATGCTTCTTCTTCGGCTTCCATGTTGTCCATAGACATTGCCATAGTAGGCGATCCTGATTCAATGTTTGCTAAAGCTCTCATAATATCTGCCATGCTGTTTCCAGTAACACTAATGTTTACATTAGATGCTGATTCTTGCGGCATCATTCCACATTCGTTTACTGCTGATTCTGTTATGACTGATTTCTTTTCAACGGTATCAAAGCCTTTTAAAATTTTTAGCATATCTAAGTCTGACATTGTTAACTCCCAATTGTACTTTTGTTGTTGTTTGGTTCCGTTTTAGCTGCTTCGACTTTGAAACCATCATTACCTGCACGTTCTTTTTTTGCAGTTTCTAATTCTTTGAGTAAGTCCATTACTCTATTATTTCCTACTGACTTTTGAGCACTCTCGCCGCCCATATCTTCTTTTGTTAGTAGTGATTCGTATTCAGTTGATTCGTTTTCTTTAGTATCTAATTCAAGTGGACTGTTAGGATTTCTTACAACGATGTGTGATGCAGGAACTCTGCAAACAGTACCTAAATATTCTTTCAACACAAAGTCAGTTGTTGGATAAGATAGCTCAACTTCAAAGTAAGTTACTGTTGAGTTTGAAATGTTCGGAAACTCCAGCGGACTTTCTTGTATAGGTGTTGTTTTTGTTTTTTTGAAATTGTTAACTTGGAACTTTTCTAAAGATGTTTTTAGAATATCCTCAAACACTTCGGGAAGATCTCCTGCAACTCCGATTTTCCAGCTATACGTTTTTTTGCTTTCAGCAATGTATTTTTTTAAATCTTTCATGGTGATACCTTAACTTTATATTATTTATCATTTAAGTTTTTTAAAGTATGTTTCAAAGGGTTCAACAGGGTTAACAAATTTCTCAAAACTCATGTCAAAATTGTCGTGCTTGATCCAATACTTTATGTTATACGACAATATTTCATTGTTTTCTCTAGACAAATAACAATTTCTTTTATCTATGTACTTTCTAACACTGTCATCATTTATACCGTAGTGTGCATTTTCTTTTTGTGTTATTTTTTCTAGATTTTTTGTTTCTAAGAACAATGTGTCGGGTCTAATTCGTTTAACTTCGTTTATCATTAATTCGCGTATAAATGCTTCTTGTTCGTTGTTGTGAATATAGGTAAAATAGTTTTGTGCTGCTTGTAAAACTCTTATACCCTTTAACCCAGGGTCATAATATCTAGGTGCTTTAATTTCAATGTCAACTGTACTTTGAGATAAGTGTTTGCCGTATGTTATTGGATATTCTTCACGTGTGGTTAGCACACTTTCGTTTGGCAAAAATAATATTTTTGTGGACGGAATAATAAAAATAATTTTTTCAAACTTGTGTTGATTTTTTATAAAATTTTGTACAGCAAAAAATAAGTTACTTTCTGGTTCACAGTAATTTAGTATACCATATCTGCTTTCTAGAAGTTGTACCCACGACGGTGTTGTATTATCTTTATGCAAATATTGACCATACCCGTTGCCAAATATCCCAATTTCTGCTTTTAATATTTTAGGAGATTCTGCCGGCATCGGTGTATCGTTAGATATACGAGTGCCAACCACTTGTCTTGAAGATGTTATATTACCTTTAATGTATCGCATAGTTTATTTTAGACCTTTTAATCGTTCGATTAAGCTATTGCGATCTGTTACAACAAATCCTTCGCCTTGTGTAAATTGATCAGTGGAAGTTTCTTCTTTATCTAGCTTATCTTTTTTGAGCTGCAATTCTATCATTTTAAGTTTTTTATCTAATTTAGCAACTTTTGCATTAAGTCCTGTTTGCAGCATAGAGTTTGCAACTTCAAAAACTCTACCCGAATATCTTGCTTCGACGTTCATTCCTAAGTTCATTAAATCATCATATGCAGTTAATGCTTTATTTGCAATATCATTTAATTCATCATCTGCCATTTGCCCTAGGCCATTTACAGCAGGCAATGCCGCTGCAATTTTATCATACTCGGCAAGTTCTCTAAATGATTTTTCAGATTCGACTATTGTATTACTTTTTTCTTTTTTATTTTCTTTTTTGTGCAATTCTTTTGAATCTGGTAAATTTAATAAATCTTCTAATTTCTTAGTCATAATAGTATCCTATAATATGCTACTATTATTTATCTTTTTTTGCCTTGGTGGAAAATGTCTTCTTCACTTACAATTCTAAATGTAATGTTTTGCTGTTTGCACCATGCTCTAGCAGCTTCCCATTTGGCTTGATTTAATACATAGTGCGCCTGGTTGCTTTTACTGCGTCCTAGTTTTTCTTTAATGGTATGGTTTAATGGTTTTACTTCAATTACTTCTGCGTGTGATTTTCCATTTGCATCAACATACGAAATAAAAAAATCAGGAACATAAATTGTATATTTTCCTGTGAATGGATTTCTATAAGGAATCTTTATTGCTTCACTTGCCCATTTGTTTACATTTGGATGACTATCACAGAAACGCATAAATGCAAATTCCCAGCTACTTCTATATGTTGGTGTTCGGTTTCCTACATATTTGTCTGGGTTTTGTAGATTATACTTTCCTTGTGCAAATCTAGGCATTAGTATAAGATATTTCTTTTTTCAACGTAAGCAGTATTATCTTGCTCTTTGTAGCCTAGCTTGCTCAATCGAGAACGATTGGCATTTAAAATTGCAGCAACTAATCCATTTAACTGTAGCTTGTTGTATTTTTTTAATCCGTCGAGTAACTCAAATACGTTTACTTGGTCAACTTTGGCTTGTTGTAGTAATATAGTCGAAACACTTAACGCTGCTACCTCGTCAAATCCTTTGTTTTTGAAAAATCCTACAACAGCGTCAACTTGATTGCTAGGGTACGAAATAGGTTCGTTAAAATATCTGCTAAAAAACTCTTTAGTAGGGGTTGCACTATCTGTGATTTTGTTTAACGTTTGAATGCTTGACATGTTGATTCCTTTAGAACGATTTAGGTGCAGCTACACTTCTAGGACTATTACTTGCCAAAGACGGAAACACAGTGTTGTTTAATGCTTGCCCTGTTACGCCTCCTACAATAGATCCTAATTCTGATTGTATCTGTGTTGGTGTAATTTGCGATGCATTTGTAAGCAAGTTGCTTGTTTTTACAATTGATGATAAGATATTTCCGTTTTTAAAGTCGGAAATTATATTATCTACACCAGCAAGTATACCTTGTCTTCCAAATAAAGTAACAGCGTTTCTGTTTGATAACGGACTAGGAATCTTGTCATAGTGTGTTTCTGCAAATCCAGTCGGTGAACTACCTGGAACTGTGTATCCTCTTGCATATGTTACTGCTTCGTATTCGATGGTCATCGAGGTTTCGGTTAATTCGCCTGCACCTTGATCTACTCTGTCATGTTGCAATCCAGTTATGTAAGGATTTATTAAAGTAAATGCAGTGTACGACGATTTTCCGTTTTGTGGTGAAAACTGAAATATTTGTATATCTTTAAAAAAGTTTTGTTTTTTACCAAATCTGTCCAACCCAAACTTATTTGCTACAACAGTCGAGTTACCATATGCATTGTTTAATCCGCCAGGTGCTTTTGCAAACGGAGCATGAACTCCTCCCGGATTACCTGCTGCATCTTTTTCAACATAGTTCGGATCAGTAAAGTAATATCTAAAGTAAGTTTCCCAAAACAATGTTGTTAATCCGGCATTGTCATCGTGAAACGCTATGTTTATTGGCTGGTAATTTACTTTTGTTTGTACAATCTTTTTTCTGTTGTATTGATTAACTGTTTGAGTATCTATATTAAATTTTGGAAGATCTGCACTTTTTGCTAGAATGTTAATTTCTTTTTTATCTACTCCACCAAACAGTGGAGACATTAGCTGTTGTACCTCTGACTCTATATTAAACACAATATGGTAAAGGTGTTTGAATTTAGGTGCAAGTCGCATGTTGTTGTCAACATATAATCTTGCCGCGTGTTGGTAATCGCCTAAGTTACCCTTAGGTCCGCCAAAATTTATAAAGTTATCAAAGTATCCGTCGAATATTCCCATAATAATATTTATCTTACTAATTATATACGTACATAAAGATAAAGGGGGCCTAAGCCCCCTTAATGGCAATCTAACTAGTTTTATTGTTAACCGGCACCGGTTACAAAGGTTCCTAGTGTTCTTCCTACTGATGTTCCTACACCTGTTCCGTTTGGTGTTTGTACAGCGTTGTCATACTGAATAGTTAATGTAACTGTAACTGGTTCATTGTTAGCGTATGCTAATGTGTTATAGTTTGCTTCGCTAACGTAGCAACCGTATATTTCCCATGTATCAAGTACATTTGGAGTTAAAGCACCGTTGCCGCCATCTAGAATTTCAATTCTTGTTAAGAACTTGTAATCTTGACCGCTTGCAGCCGCAGCTTGTTCCATAAAGTCAAATTGCTTTTGTAGTTGTTCGCCTACTAGTTTTTGTACGTTGTTGTTTACATCTTCGCGTAGGTTTAGTGTAATTGGGTTCCATGTGTGCTTGCCAGCTAGATTAACTTTTGAATTGTACACTGGTATTTCCATGTTTTCAAAAGTTACCTGAGGTCTAGTAACATCCACAACCTGTTTTGTAAGTTCAGTAGTTGGAGTTGATACACCAAAATTCTCTAATGATACTCTAAAACGATATTGTAGTTTAGGCATTAAAAGGCCTTGAGAACTAGCACTATCGTTGGTTGCTAATGGAACCGAAATTTTGCTTAATGATGAGATTGCCATATAATAAACTCCTTATCACAAGTATTTATCATTTATAGGGGGAGTTTAGTCTCCCCCTATAAAACGACTTATAATCCTGCGATTTCTCCTGTGTTCTTCAAGCGTAGCGGAATGTAAATAAATTCAATTGCCTTTACTGGCTCGATTGCAATATCTACGTACAACTCGTTTCTATCTATTCTGTTTGGTGTGTTGTTTGATTCGTCACACACTACTAGATAGTCATAAATTGCTCTTAGTCCGATTAGCTCGACTAGTAAACTTTCAACTTGCTGTTTGATTTCGTCACGTGTGATTTTATCATTTGGTTCGAAAATGTATGGTTTCGCAAGTGTTTTAAGTTGACTGCGTAAGTAAATTACTAGTCTTGCAACGTTAATTCTGTCAAGCGCACTTGCATTTCTTGCACGAGTCTTTTGACCAAATACTACTAGTCCTGCACCATTTAAGAATGTAATTGGGTTTACATTGTTTTGGTATAGTGTATCTCTTTGACCTTCGTTTAGTGCAATACTTACAAATTCACCTTCAGCACTAATATAACCTGTTGCAGATGCGTTGGTTACTCCGCCACGTCTTGTACCAGCTGGTGCAAACCATGGATAAGCAACTTGGTCGTTAAGTGCTATAGTGCGTAGTACCATGTGCGATGCCGGAACA